CTGCCGGCGTTTGCGAGAAGGGGAACGTGGATTGCTGGCTCGCCAGGCGAGGGGGATGGGGCGAGAGTCGGCACGGACGCCCCCAACTGAGGTTTCGGAATCATTGGCCCATCGCCTGTGGCTAGCCACTGCTGACTAACGCCCAGTGCTGCTGATGCGAGAAGCAAGTTTTCTCCCCGCAGGAATTTTGCTTTCCCGCTAAGCCACCCATGCACGCTCGGGGGTTTTACGTTGCATGCACGCGCAAGTTCTGCCTGAGACATCCCAGCCTGCGCCATAGCGGTAACAAGACGTTCAGATAGAGGCATAAGGCAAGGCTAACAGTAACTTTATTTGGAGAGGCTATTGACAAGCGATTAGCGACTCCTAATAATCAAGGCATGAACACACACGCAACAAAGATCATCGAGGCGCTTGGTGACACGGCAGAGGTCGCCCGGCTCTTTGATGTCCGCATGCCGTCCGTCAGCGAATGGAAGAAAAGCGGCATCCCAAAGGCGCGAATGATGTACCTGAAGGTGGCGCACCCCGGCGCCCTGGACGGCGTCGATCTGGAGGCCGCAACGGCCGCTACGCGTTTCGAGCCCACCGAGGAGGCCGCCACCGCCCCTATGCGCGGGGAAGCGCAGGAGGCGCAATGAAGGGCTTCCTCTACGCCTGCCTGTTCAGCAACGGACACATAAAAGTTGGCCGAAGCATCGCTCCAGACTCCCGCATTGCATCCCATGCGGATCGCGTGGCATGCGTGGGCATCGAACTCGTTGATCGGGCCATATTCGCCACTGAATATCAATGCTCTGCCGAGGCGAGGTTGATACAGCGGTGCATTGACGCATGCGATCAAAAGCACAAGAACGAATGGTTCTCTGGATTGGATTTTGAGGCTGTTTGCGAGTGGGCGCGCATTGAGGCAGAGCAAGCTACCCCAGAAACCGAGCGTGAAGGTGCGGCTGGGCAAGTAGAACGGGCGTGCGCCATTGTTGGCGGACAAGCTGTTTTGGCGCGGGCCATTGGTGTTGTTCCCTCCTTTGTCAATCAGATGGCTCATGGATCGCGTGGGGTTGGGTACATCAACGCAGTCTCCATCGAACGCGCCACTGATGGCGCAGTAACCCGCCGCGATCTGCGCCCCGATGACTGGCATTTGATATGGCCTGAACTCGCCACTGCCTGATGCCACCGCCCACCATGCTCAGCCGGTCCGGCCGCACTTTCCCGGACGGCAAATTACACCAGCGCCTGGACATTCCAGTGTCTGAGGACTTGCACGACCTGACCGTCGTAGCTGCTGCGCAGCGCGGCATCCCCAAAGCCGAGTTCGTTCGCGACGTGCTGCAGCAGGCCCTGGTCGACGGCTGCTGGCTGCCGCTGTCTCCAGAGGCGTCCCGCGCGCTCGATGTGCTCTGCGCGCTGCGCGAAACCGGACGCGGAGACTGCCTCGTCGGCGTCTTGGAGCAGGCACTGAAGGAGCAGCTTGGCATGCTTCGCATCATGGCGCAGGGCGCCTGCCAGAGTCCATCGGACGATTTTCGGAAGGGGCGCCGTGAATGAGCGGCATGGCCTGGCTCGCGCAGCAGATTGTGCAAGCGAGCGAGTCGCAGGAGCCCCGGCCCCCGCGGTTCAACCCGCGCCCGTTCGGCGTGATGCAGCGCGGCGCGGCCAGCGACATCCTGGAGCACGTAAAAAAGCAGCCAGGCCGGTATTTCACCAGCCTGGATTTGATCTGCGCCACCCAGCACACGCACTCTGCCGTGTCCTGGGGGCTTTATTTCCTGCGCCGCCTGGAACTGATCGAGACGGCGCCCGACCCACGCAATCCTCGGTATCTGCGGTACCGGCTGGCGCGTTGCAGGAGCCCTGAATGAACGCATTTCTCTCGGTCCGCCCGCGCGGCCCTGACCGCAACACCCCAGTCAAGCTGCCCAAGCGGCAGAAGCCAGGCGCTGCGCTGACGGTGGTCAGTAAGGCGATGGACTCCAGGGGCCGCAGGACCATTGACCTGGAGCCGAGCACTGCCGGCCAGATCGTCATCGAGTCTCGCGCTCAGGCCCAGGCCAGTGTGGGCCGGCGCCGGGCTATCAGCAAGGCGGGGACGAAATGAGTGAGCGCTGCAAGTCTTTTGGAGTAGCGGCTTGAACTTCTACAAGCGCTACCCCGCCGACTATGGCCGCAAGACGGCCCGCCTGACGCTGGCGCAGCACGGCGCGTACACGCTGCTGCTGGATGAGGTCTATTCGACCGAGGATCCACTCCCCGGCGCATTTGACGAGCTCTACCGCATCTGTCGCGCCATGTCTAAGCCAGAGCAAGAAGCTGTGCGCGCTGTGGCTGAGAAGTTCTTCCCGCTGAGTTCTGATGGCCTGCGCAGGAACCAAAGAGCCGACGAAGAAATAACCGAAGCGGCTCCAGCGATCGAAGCCGCTAGGTTGAATGGGAAGAAGGGGGGTCGCCCTAAAAAGGAAACCCAGAAAGAACCCAGTGGGTTTTCGATGGGTAACCCAGATTCAACCCAGAAAGAACCCAACTCGAAAGCTTCTCATAGCTCAGATAACTGTTCTTCACTACGTTCAGAACAGTCACGTAGTTTTTGCGGAAAAAGTGACGACGGCTACAGCCCCGAATTTCAGGCGGCATGGGACAGCTACCCGAGGCGCACCGGGCAATCGAAATCCGAGGCGTTCAAGGCGTGGAAAGCACGAATTCAGGACGGAACCACGCCAGAGCAGATGCAGGCCGGCACTGCTCGCTATGCCGCGTACTGCGAAGCCAACCACACCGAAGCACGGTTTGTGAAACACGCGGCGACGTTCTTCGGTCCTGACCGCCATTTTCTCAACGACTGGACGCCGGAAGTGAGGGCGCAAAACAGCCCCGCAAGTCGCGACGTTCCGCACAAGTTCGCCGCAGCTTCGGCCGCTATTTACGAGGGAGTTTTTGAATGACCGACGTCGCCACACTCGCCGACAACGCGGTGCGCGAGGCTGCGCAATCGCCGCAGCCGACAGAGCAAACCAGCACCGTGATTCGCAAGCTGTTCATCCTGATGCACGGCGCCTATGGAAACTTGTTTTTGTCGAAGTTCTCGACGGGCGAGAAAGACGCCCAGGGCAAAGACAAAGGGGTGCGCGCCGCCATGAAAATTTGGGATGCCGCCTTGCGCAAGTTCCCTGATGACGTGCTCGAAACAGCAGCCGGCCGGCTGTCGCAAGCGCACCCGCAGTTCCCGCCGAACCTACCCGAGTTCGAGCGCCTGTGCGATGCCGCCGCGCCGCGCCAGACGTTCGCACAAGAACACGGCTTGCCGCAGCTGCCGGCGCCTGTTATTGCTCCCGTGAGCGTGTCGATTGAGCCAAGAAACGATGGCAAGGACTGGGCGCGCCGCATCCTGGCGCGGGCCGAAGCAGGGGATGCCATCAAGGCGTACACGCTCTGGTCTGCCAAGGTTGCGCTCGGCATGGAGGGAAAGCAGTCATGGCAGTAGAGCCCAAAAAGCGCCGGGCCCCCCGCGTTGCCCACCGCATCGAAGACATCGCGCTGGAGCAGTTGCTGGCGCGCTGCCACGACGACGGCGGGTGTTTGGTCTGGGACCGCAGCAGCTCGGTATGTGGCCCCGAGTGGAACGTGGCCGGGAAAGTGTGGTCCGTGCGCCGCCTTCTGTGGGAGCTGACGCGCGGGCCCATTGCGCCGAAGTACCAAGTCAACGTGTCCTGCGGCTGCGCTGGATGCGTGCACCCAGATCACCTGGTCTGCCGAACCCGCAGCGCTGCTCTGCGCGGGCGCGTTCGGACGCTCGCTGAGCGGGCGCGAATTGCACAATCGAAGCGCGCGAAGGCCACCGCCGTTCTGAGCGAAGACCTGGTGCAAGAGATTAGGACCAGCAGCGAAACGCTGACGCAAATCGGCCGACGCCTGAAATTGGCGCCGTCATTGGTGCACAAGGTGCGAGCGCATCTGCTCTGGCGCGACTATTGCAGCCCGTTCGCTGGCCTGGGGCAGAGGGCGGCATGACACAAGTCCCCTGCAGCTGCTGCAATGACCCTCGCCAGTCCGAGGACTTCAATTATTTCGCCGATCGGTGCACCTGGTGCCAGGCACGGCGCATCCAGTACATCCAGCGCGTGCTGCGGCTGGACCAGGACACCAAGCGCCGCCGCTGCCAGGCCGTGATCGAGGATGTGCAGTCGTGGGGGTTGGACGAGTCCGAGGTGCGCCGCCTGGCCAAGCTGCCCGAACGGGCGCTGCAGCCCGTGACCGCCGCGCCAGCTCCCACGCAAAAGCCAAAGCGGGGCCGCAAATGAAAATCCGCTGCGCTATCTGTGGGCGCGTGACGCTGTTTCCTGCCGTGATGCTGGGCGCTGAGCCTGTCGGGCCTACCTGCGCCCGGCGCTTCGGGCTGCTCAAGCTAAAGGGGCGCAGCGGCTCGCGCATCACCGCCGGCCTGCGCCGCGCGCGTCGTCCAGATCCGCAGACGCTCGACCTGTTCATGGAGGCCGCATGAGCACCGCGCTGCGCTTGACCCAGTCCGAGCTGACGAATCTGCAGGCTCGCGTGGCTGGCGCCCGCACGCCGCGAGAGATGCGCGATGCCCCGGCCGAGCGCACTAAGCGCGGTCAGAAGTACGGCAATACCAAGGTGGTGGACGGCGGGATCAAGTTCGACAGCAAGGCCGAACACAAGCGCTGGCAGTACCTGGTGATGCTGCAGAAGGCGCGGGAGATATCGGACCTGAAATTGCAAGTGCCGTTCGAGCTGATCCCGCCGCAAGTGGCGCCGAGCGGGAAGAAAGAACGCGCTACAGTTTATATAGCTGACTTCGCTTATGTGACAAGCGCTGGGGCGCGAATTGTTGAGGATGTAAAAGGCTGCGTCACACCGGAATTTAGGCTCAAGCGCAAATTGATGTTGCATGTGTTTGGTATTGAAGTGAAGGAGATCAGGTCATGACCCAAGGAAAAGTGAGATTTTTCGCTGAACAGCGCGACTTCGGCGACAAGGTGGCGATCTACATCAGGGAAGACGGGACGGGCGCGGGACGCGACTCCGTGGCCCTTATCGTGTTTCAAAAGGTCGAGGAAGGCTTTAGGCCTGATCCCGCGCTTACGGTGCGAACATCCGAGGCGCAGGAGTTGATGGACGCGCTCTGGTCTGCCGGCCTGCGGCCAGCTGAAGGCGCTGGATCTGCCGGCGCCATGGCCGCCACTGAGCGCCACCTGGCCGACATGCGCGCCATGGCCATGGGTGCGCTCAGGAAAGCGGGGGCAATTGAATGAACGTCGTCCTCTACACCCGTGAGTTGGAGCCGATCACAGTCGTTGACATTCCAATTGATGCGATTCGCTTTGCACAAAAACGCGGGCGCCTGGTGCTGGCTGTCATGGACCCGATTGCGTTTGACCAAAAGGCCCGCGACTTGCCGGTTCGGCTGCGCACTGTGGGCCTTGAGTTTGTTCCGCTGCGCTACCGGGACGCCGAGGGTTGGCTGGCGCTGGTGGACGACGAGACCAACGCCTTGGCCATCGAGCCTGGCTGGCTCCCCGGCCAACAGGTGATGTTGAATCGCCACGCCAAGGTGCAGCGCATGCTGATGGACGCGCTTTTCAAGCTCATGGGGCATGAATCGGGTGGCGATGCCTGACATCACCCTCGTCCGTCAAGACGCAGAGGCCATCCCTGAGCAGGATGCCGCGGTTGCGCGCCGCGTGATCTTCGGCATCGTGGATGGCCTTGGCGAACGTGGGCGCCGCCAGTGGCGCAGGCTGTGGCGTCGAATCATGGCGCTGGAGCCCGGAGAAATGATCGAGGTCAGCACGCTGCAGCAGCGCCTGGGCTGGTTCCACCGAAAGCATATGGCGCTGGAACAGGCGTTGTTCGAGAGCCAGGAGCGTTTCGAGAACTTCAAGGGGTTCCGCGATTGGCTGAAGGTGGGCGCTGGACACTGCGACTGGTATCCCGGGCCCAAGGGCGGCGTGTTCCCTGTGCCCAAGACCATCCGCTACAGCGAGCTGGAGCAGGGCGCCATGGAGAAGTTTCATGGCGACACCGTGGAATTCCTGCGCACCGAGCACGCTGGCAAGACGCTGTGGCCACACCTGAGCATGTGCGACCGCATCGCCATGCTCGAAACCATCCTGACTGGGTTCAAAGAATGAGAAACGAGCACGGCCTGACACCAAAGCAAGACCGCTTCGCGCAGCTGGTTGGCTCTGGTCTGTCACAAGCAGAGGCGTACCGGCAGGCCTATCCTGTCAGCCAGAAATGGACGCCCAAGGCGGTGATGACCCAGGCCAGTCTGCTGGCGTCACATAAGGACGTTCACCGGAGGGTGTCTGAAATTCAGACAGTTGCAGCTGAAAAAGCAGGCCTGGTGGGCGCCGAGATCCTGCTGGAACTCAAGCGCATGGCGCAATCGGACATTGCCGGGATCATGGGTGAGGACGGTCGCGTGAAGCTGCCGCATGAACTCGACCCAGCCACGCGCGCCGCCGTGGCCAGCTTCAAGATCGACGAGTACGGGCGCATCGAATACAAGTTCTGGGACAAGAACAGCGCCGTGGACAAGGCCATGAAGCACCTTGGCCTGTTCGAGAAAGACAACAACCAGCAGCCGGCCATCATCCACCTGGTGCAGCTGGTGCCACTAAAGCGACCCGCCAAGTGAGTGACGAGCTTGTCACCGCGCAGATTGCGCTGCCCGAGAAGCTGATCGACGTATTCACCGGCGAAGCGGACGTGCGCGGGGCCTACGGCGGACGCGGCAGTGCGAAGACCATGAGTTTTGCCATGATGACCGCCGTTCGGGCCTACATGTGGGACCAGGCGGGACGCGAGGGGGTGATCGTCTGCGGGCGCGAGCGCCTGAACTCCATTGACGACTCAAGCCTGGCCGAAGTGCGCTCGGCCATCGAGAGTGAGCCCTGGCTGCGCCCACACTTCGAGCTTGGCGACAAGTACATCCGCACCAAGAGCAAGCGGATTTCCTACAAATTCAGCGGCATGGACAAGCGAACGATCATGTCGCTCAAGTCCAAGGCCAAGATCCTGCTGCTGTGGGCCGACGAGGCCGAGCCGATCACCGATTCCCCCTGGGACATCGTGATCCCGACGCTGCGCCAGGAGGACAGCGAACTATGGGTGACGTGGAACCCGCTGCGCAAAAAGAGCGCCACCGACCGGCGATTCAGGCAGACCAAAGACCCGCGCATGAAGGTGGTGGAGCTTAACTGGCGGGACAACCCGTGCTTTCCTGACATTTTGGAGCGCCAGCGCCTCAAGTGGCTGCGCGACAACCCGGACAGCTACGGCCACGTCTGGGAAGGTGAGTACGCCACCGCCATCCGGGGCGCGTACTTCGTCAAGCAAATGCTGGCGCTCAAGGCCGACGGGCGCCTGGGCCGGGTGGCGTATGACCCGCTGATGAAGCGTCGGCTGTTCGTGGACATCGGTGGCACCGGTGCGAATGCTGATGCCTTCGCTATGTGGGGCGCGCAATTCGTCGGGCGCGAGGTGCGCGTGCTCGACTACACCGAGGCCGTGGGCCAGGAGATCGGCTACCACTTGCAGTGGATGGACGAGCACGGCTACAAGCCCAAGGAAACCGAGATATACCTGCCGCACGACGGCGCCACGCACGACAAGGTGTACAGCGTGAGCTACCAGTCGGCCCTGGAAGCCGCTGGCTACAGCGTCACCGTAGTGCCGAACCAGGGCAAGGGCGCCGCGCTGGCGCGCATCAACGCTGCGCGCCGCATGTTCCCGGCCGTCTGGATGAACGAGGACACGACCGAGGCCGGGCGCGACGCGCTGACCTACTACCACGAGAAGTGGGACGAAGAGCGCGATATTGGCCTGGGCCCGGACCACGACTGGGCGTCGCACGGAGCAGACGCCTACGGCCTGATGGCCGTCGTCGCCGAGGACCATATGCGCAGTACAGGAATCAAGCGCGACGTGCCGCGGCGGCGTGGATCGCCGATGGCGCGGTGAGGATTTTCAACAGGAGACGACCATGACCCAAGTAATCAACAGCAACATCCCCACGGATGCCTTCAACGCTTATCCCGAGAAGTTCGGCGTGGTGGCGATTGATGCCATCGACCACGGCCCCGAATCCTTTGAGCGCGAGATCCAGGCCAAGGCCAGCAAGGCGCCGCGTGTGACGCCAGCGGACATCGAGGCCGAGATTGCCAGTGAGCACTATTTCACGGCTGCGCAGGGCGCCGCGCACCACGCGGCGCATAACCCGCGCAACTTCGGCGATATCGGCATCCCGTCGCTGGGCCTACTCACCTTCTGCGTCCTAGTGCTGCGCAATGGCTTCACGGTCACGGGAGAGAGCGCCTGTGCCAGCCCAGAGAACTTCAATGCCGAGATTGGCCGCAAGGTGGCGCGCTCCAATGCCGTGCAAAAAATCTGGCCGCTGTTGGGCTTCCGCCTGCGTGATGAGTTGGCCCGCCCAGTGCTGACTGAGGCCGATGCTGCCGCCGACCTTGCCGGTGTGCCAAGGCCAGCGCGCCCGGCCTGATCGCCTGAGCCCTCGCAAGAGGGCCATCACAGAGCAGTGAATTGCGCAGTGGTGATGCGCAAGCGGACGCGGGGAGTGACTTTTTACAAAGTGGCCAAAGCCTGCGAGCGTGGAAAGAAGCTGGGGATTCACCGCCAGCCCTGCTCTGTGATGGCAACCATCCGGAAGTTCCGGACAGTTGGAAAGCGTGCCAAGCATGGCACCGTAGGCGCCCAGACAACTCTGGGGCCGACATGTCCGTTTCGATTGACACCGCCAAGGCGCATTTGACCCGTGTTCACGGCGACGTGACGGCGATTTACACCTGGGTGAACGACGAGCGTGCGCTGGTGCTGGCCGCCACGTACCGGGCCGGAAACCCATTCCTGCCGGGCGCTCCGCTCTACATCGTGCTCGAGCGCAACGCGCACGCCTACGATGACCCGATCCAGCTGGCCCACACTGCAAAGAAGGCATCCGAGGTGCTGGGCCTGGACGCCTCGACCGTGGCCTGGGTGAAGCTGGCCACCATCATTCACGAAGGCCTACCGGACTTGGTGCGCATGCCGCATTCGCCGGACAAGGAATTGCTGCGCGGCAGCTACGGCTCGACCATCCTGAGCGCCGATGGCGTGCAACTGGCCAGCCAGGACGTGCGAATTGAAAAGGACGGGATCGAATATGCCTGAGTTCGATCCGCGCGTGCGACGCAACACCGCGCCAGGGGAGGACTACTACGCCCGTCAGGCTGAGACGATGGAGTCCGAAGCGCGCGATTTGTCCGTGCTGGATGAAAACCCGCTGGATAGTGAAGAGGGCCGCAACCAGCTGCGTAAGCTGCTGGAGTGGTACTACTACGAAAAAGACAAGCAGGCCGCCAATCGTCTGGAAATGGCGATGGACGCGGACTTCTACGACAACCTGCAGTGGGACCCGGCCGACGCGCAGGTGCTGCGCGACCGGGGCCAAATGCCGCTGGTGTTCAACGAAGTGGCACCGATGATCGACTGGATCATCGGCACCGAGCGCAGAACCCGCGTCGACTGGCGCGTGATGCCGCGTACCGAGGACGATGTGGAGTTGGCCGACGTCAAGACCAAGACGCTCAAGTACCTGAGCGACGTCAACCGGGTGCAGTTCAACCGCTCCAAGGCATTCAGTGAGGCCATGAAGGCAGGCGTCGGCTGGATCGACGACGGTGTGCGCGATGACCCGACTGCCGAGGCCATCTACAACCGCACCGAGGACTGGCGCAATGTGCTGTGGGATTCTGCCAGCTACGAGCTGGACCTGAGCGATGCGCGCTACCTGTTCCGCTGGCGCTGGGTGGACGAGGATATCGCCGTGATGATGTTCCCGGACCGCGAGAAGCAGATCCGCCAGGCGGTGAACGACACGCAATTCAATCTGGCCGACTCGGAAGAGGACACCTGGTACACCACCGACGAGCTGATGAATATCACCAAGTCTGGCACGCTGCGCGCCAGCGGGGTCGGCATCGGGATTGACGCCAAGCGCAGGCGCGTGAAGCTGATTGAATGCCAGTTCAGGAAGCCCACCCAATCCAAGATTGTGGGCAGCGGCCCAATGAAGGGCGCTTTCTACGACGAGCGTGATGGTGCGCTGGCCAATGCGCTGGGCACGGTCGGCGGCACCATCATCGACAAGATCATGATGCGCGTGCATGTGGCGGTGTTCACCGAGGCGCACTTGCTGAGCATCGGCCCGAGCATTTTTCGCCACAACCGCTTCAGCTTGACGCCCGTCTGGGCCTACCGGCGCGGGCGGGACCGCTTGCCATACGGGCCAATTCGCCGGGTGCGCGACATTCAGCAAGACCTGAACAAGCGCGCGTCGAAAGCCAATTGGCTGATGTCGACAAACCAGGTGATCGCCGACGAGGGCGCTACCGACGACTGGGAGAACCTGCGCGAAGAGGCTGCGGCGCCGGACGGACTGATCATCAAGAAGGCGGGCAAGGAAGTCACGATTCGCCGGGATTCCGAGGCCGCCGTGGGCCAGATCCAAATGATGACGCTGAACGCTCAGGCGATTCAGAAGTCTGCCGGCGTCTCGCAGGAGAACATGGGGCGCCAGACCAATGCCGTATCGGGCGAAGCCATCAAGGCGCGCCAGCTGCAGGGCTCCGTGGTCACTACCGAGCTGTTCGATAACCTGCGCCTGGCCACGCAGATCCACGGTGAGAAGCAGCTGAGCCTGGCCGAGCAGTTCATGACCGAGGAAAAGGTGGTGCGCCTGACGGGCGCAAAGAACGCCATTGAGTGGGTCAAGCTCAACCAGCCCGAAGTGCAGCCCGACGGGTCCGTCCGGTTCATCAACGACATCACCGCCAGCATGGCTGATTTTGTGGTGTCCGAAGCCGACTACAGCGGAACGCTGCGCCAGGTGATGTTCGAGTCGCTGAACCAAATGGCCGGGCGCCTGCCGCCCGAGGTGGCATTGCGCCTGTTGACCATGGCGATGGAGTTCTCGGATCTGCCGAACAAGGACGAGATCGCCCAGCAGATTCGCAAGCTGACTGGCGACCGAGACCCGAGCAAGGAGCCGACGCCGGAAGAGCAGCAGCAAATGCAGCAGCAGCAGCAGCAGCAGCAGGAAGCCACCGAAATGGCGCGCCAGCAGGCCATCGGCGCACTGCAGGAGCAGCAGGCCAAGGTGCGCGAGCTCAATGCCAAGGCCGCGAAGCTCGAAGCCGACGCACAGGGCGGCGGGCAAGCCCAGGCGCAAGCCCAAGACCTGGCCAACCAGGTGCGGCAGCAAGCGAGCGCAGAAATTGACCGCCTGACAGAGCAACTGCGCAAGGTGACGTCCGCCGCGCAGGGCCAGGCACTCAAGACCCGCACGGACGCCGATTCCCGCCTGGAAGAGGCGCGGATTCAGGCCGAGGGGCGCAAGCAAGTGGCGGAAATCATGGCCGAGAGCAATGAGCGCATCGCCGTGATGCGGCAGAGGATCGATGAATTGTCGGCCAGTGTTGATGCGGGAGTAATGAAGTGAAGACTGAAACTATCGATGCGCTCGCAAGTATCGGGAATCGGGCCACCGGGACCGGGGCGGGGCTTACTGTTTTGGGCTGGATTACGTCGGCGCAGTTTGTGAGCCTTGCCGGCCTTGCACTTGCGCTCGCAGGCGTTCTGGTGAACTGGCACTACCGCGCAAAATCTAACCGAAGGCAGGAGGCAGAGCACGAGTTGCGCGTCGAATTGCTGCGAAGCAAGCGGCAAATGGAGAGTGACTTGGGTGATCTTGGGGTTGATGAATGAACGCAGCCCTGCGCAACCGCCTGCTCGCCGTGGCTGCGGCTGCGACGGTGGCCGGCGCTGGCGTGTACCAAACAGGCGAGCAAGGCCGCACAGACGACGCAGCGATCCAGATTGCCCGCGAGGTCGGCAGCTACTACGAGAGCAGCGGGCGCCACATTGGCAAACCATACATCGACCGCGCGGGCAAGGGGCAGCCTTGGACTGTATGCGCAGGGGTAACAGGCCCCGCCGTGGTGCCGAGCAGGTACTACACGCCAGCGGATTGCGAGCGGCTGGAAACCGCGATGTACCGCGAGTCTTTGACCATTGCGCGGGCCAACCTCGGCAACTGGGAAAAGTACAACGTGTTTGTCCGCGCGAGCTTCCTGGATGTGGCCTACAACGTGCCGTCGGCGCTCATCGGCACCACGCTGCAGGCCAAAGCCAATGCCGGCGACCTGGTGGGCGCGTGCATGCAGATGCCGCGCTGGGTGTACGGCACTGTGGGCGGGCAAAAGGTGCGTCTGCCCGGCCTGGTTATTCGCCGCGACACCACGCGCGAGCTGTGCGCGGAGTGGGGGCGCGATGGGCACTTTCCATCGAACTTGGTTGCGGAGGCAAAGCCATGAATCCGATCCTGATCGCAATGCTTTTCTACTGGTGGAGGTGGCCGAAATGTTCGGACTGACTGACAAGATTCTTTCATACGTCGCGGGCGCGGCGTGCCTTGTGTTAGCGATTGCGCTGTTTTTTACACATGGGGCGCTGAACAAGGCCGAGCGCAGGGCGGACAAGGCCGAGGTGGCCCTTGCGACCGAGAAAACGGGGCGGGCCGAGGACCGAACGAAGGTATCCGAGGCCTCCGCAAAAGCCATGGACGCCCTGCGATCCCAACAATCACAGATCGCCACCAAGTACCAAGGAGCCCTCAATGAAGCACGCAAACAAGCTGATTTTCATCGTCGCGACGCTGCTGCTGCTCGCGCTGAGTCTGATGGGATGCGCGAGCAAACCCTATTCGCCGCCCGCCAGCTCGCCGACGCTGCAACTCCCGCCAGCGCCATCCGTGAGTACGCCATTGCCGCCAACGAGTTACTCGATCAGTGCAGCCGACGATATCAAAGCGTGGCGCAAGCGGCTGACGGGCATTCTTCCGACGTCAAAACCCTGATTTCCGCATGGCCCAGCGTGGCAAGCATGGCAGATTTACCAACACCCAAACCGGAGTAGCCACCATGGCCAAGAACAAGCGCACCACCCTCGGCATCTTGTCTAGTTCCGAGGACGACTGGGCCGCCCAGCGCGACCTCGAAACCATGATCGAAGCGGAAAAGATCG